CCCAACGTTAATTATATTGGTTACAAACCAAATGGATTTATAAAAGATCATATACATAATTATCATATGTATGTATATCCAAGCATATTTGAAGAAACGTTTTGTATATCTTTATTAGAAGCTATGGCTGCAGGGTTGTATTGTATTACAACTAACTATGGAGCTTTATATGAAACAGGTGCAGAGTTTCCAATGTATATACCTTATGAAAAAAATTATAGAACGCTAGCTCAAAAATTTGCTTACGGCATAGAAGCTGCTGCTGAAAGTTTACATAAAACAGAAATACATAATCATTTAGAATGTCAATCTGCATATGCACAAGCATACTATGGTTGGAATAAAATAGGCACATCTTGGAAAAGATTTTTGGAAGGAGCGGTAAATGCAAAAAAGTAGTAAAGCGCAAGGCGCGAACAATGAACCCATCTGGTTTAATAAGCCATCTACGAACGGGGATACCGAAGTTACCACGATCCATATTGGCACGAAGTCTCCGTACAAAATAATGGTATGCACACCTGTGCATAGCGATGTATCTATGCATTACTGTCAAGCTGTTTTAAACTTTCAACAGGAATGTATGAAAAGAAAAATACTTGTTAGTTTTACTTTGATGAAATCCTCTTTAGTTACACAAGGTAGAAACTTGTGTGTAGCCGAAATGTTAAATCATGCAGATGGTTACACACATTTATTATTTATAGACTCTGATATAGACTTTCAACCAAAGACTATCTTTACTATGCTAGAAAAAGATAAAGATGTAATTGGCTGTCCTTATCCCATGAAATCATTTGATTGGGATAAAACGTGGAGACGAATGACAACAAAACACAGAGCTATAAACGATAAGGACGATCTATCAAAAGCTGGTTATACTTTTCCTTTAAAAGTAGAAGACCCACAAAAAATACAAGTAGAGGATGGGGTAGCAGAAGTAACTCACGCTCCTACAGGCTGTATGTTAATTAAAAGAGAAGTTATAGAAAAAATGATGAAACAATACCCTGATCTCGAGATATATCAACCAACCATAATCAATGGTAATACCGAGAAAAAAGACAATATGTACAATCTTTTTGACACTTTACACGACCCTAAAACTAAAAGATATTTTGGTGAAGACTTTGGTTTCTGTCAAAGATGGTCCGATATGGGCGGCAAAATACATGTATATTTAAAAGATTATATTACACACGTTGGTGAGTATTCTTATTGTGGTAGATTTTGGGACGACTTATATCAAGGAAGTCAACCGCTCAAAGGTGTTGACGATAGCAAAAAAATCAAATAAAGTGTGATATTTCAGGATTAGTACGCCTGCCTTTCAACTATAAATAAGATACAATTATGGCAATAATAGACACTATACAAGCAAAAGAATTCACAGCAGGTGCACCAAACATAGTATTAAAAGGTGATCTAAGACCTAATCAAATGATGGCCTCAGCACCAGATCCCATGGACTCATTAAATGATTTGTCTCAAATGTTATTTAATAAAAACCTAGATCAACTCACTGATGATGAATATGATGCTTTACAAGAAGCAGCTAGAGATAGCTTAGCAGTAGGAGGCAGAGCACAATACGGTTTAGGTAGTATTGTAAAATCTATAGGTAAAGCTGTTAAAGGTGCTGTTAAAGGTGTATCTAAAGGTGTAAAACGTTTTGCTAAATCAGATTTAGGTAAAGCTGCTTTGTTAGGTGCAGGTATTTATGGACTAGGTGGTGGCTTTGGTGGTGGTTTTAAATTTGGCAATTTACCAGGTGCTAGTTTATTTTCTGGAATGAGTGCTAAAGGCAAAGGCACATTAGCTTCATTTGCAATAGGATCATTAGGATCAGCTGTATTATCAGCAGCAGAAGCAGGTGGATTAGATACAAGCGATCCAAACGCTGAAGTAGATTTAGAATCATTAACTGGTTATTTAACTAAAGGATATAAAAACTTAAATCCTAATGCTACAGACGAAGAAGTATTTCAGTTTGTACAAGAGAACACAGCAGAATATAGAGCTATGGGTGGACGTATAGGTTATGCTATGGGAACCGATGAAAAAGTAGAAATGGCAGCAGGCATCGAGGGCCTACCAGTAAGACAGAATAAAGCTGGTGTAAAAGAGTTAGATTTAAGAGAAACAGGTGGATTTATTCAACCTGTTGGTATAAAAGAAAAAGCAGATGACATCCCTGCGATGCTTTCAAATAATGAATTTGTATTTACCGCTGATGCTGTAAGAGCAGCAGGTGGTGGAGACGTTGATAAAGGTGCTCAACTTATGTATGACACCATGAAAAAATTAGAGAGTAAGGTAGTATAATGGCAACAGAAACAGTAGAACAGATAACACGAGCAGCACCCTTTGTAGAAGCTGCTGGTAAAACTTATTTAGACGAATTACAAAAAGCAACAGGTCAATTTAAAACAGCTGATCTTAGTAAAGTATTTGGACCTCAATTTGTAGCAGGGCAAGATCCTCTACAAGCTCAAGCTCAACAAATAGCTACTCAAGGTATTGGTGCATATCAACCTTTTTTACAGTCTGCAGCTGCTTTAGCAGGTCCTACAGCATTTAGACAATTTATGTCACCGTATCAACAAGATGTTATTGATGCGACTTTAAAAGAATTTGATGTACAAGCAGCCAAAGGAATTCCTAGTATTGCAGCAAGCGCTGTATCTAGAGGTGTTCTTGGTGGTGGTAGAGAAGGTGTACAAAGAGCAGAGTATCAACAAGCTAGCGACAGGAACCGAGCAGCATTACAAGCTCAGTTATTACAATCTGGTTTTGGTCAAGCACAACAATTAGCTCAACAAGCTTTAACTAATCAATTAAATCTAGCAAGAGGTCAACAACAATTTTTAGGTCAAGATGTAGGAGCTTTATCTACTCTTGGTGGAGTTAACCAAGCTCAAAGACAAGCTGAATTACAAGCGCAGCAACAGTTAGCTCAACAACAATTAAATCAGCCGATGACAGCTGCACAGCAGTATGGTCAAGGAGTAACAAGTTTAATAGCTGGTTATCCTGGTCAGGTAAGACAAGAACAAGTCGTAGTTCCAAGCACAGCTCAAACAGCATTAGGAGCAGGAGCTACATTAGCAGGAATATATAGGGCGTTTAGTTAATGAAAACTTTTAGAAGACCAATGTTTAGAAAAGGTGGTGAAGCCATGACAGGTATCATGGAAAATATTGCACCTAGACAAAACTATGCAGAAAAAGGAAGTGTTTACGATGAAGCGGATGCTATCATTACTGAAAGAATGGGTCCAGTTAAAAGAGGAGATCCATTAACAGACTTTTTATTAACGTATGGACCATCTCTTGCTGCTAGTAATTTACCTGGTGGCACAATGAGAAATATAGTTGCTGCAGCAGACAAACCAGTTGCTAATCTTTTAGCTCAGAGAAAGGCTAATATAGAGCGAGAAGAAGCTAGAAAGCTAGCTGGTATTCAATTAGGTGAAAGCATGGCTGAGAGACAATTAAAAAGAGACCTAGCTGAAATAAAAGCTGCGGACGCTGTTAATTTACTTCCAACATTCTTAGACCTATACGAAGGTAATTTAACGTTAGCTCAAAACAGAAACAGTTATGAAAAGAGTGGATTACAGTCAAGAGCTAAAAAGGCTTTTGGTAAAAACTTTGCAGGTCTAGTTGGTGGAGACAGACATGGAGATATTGAGTCTAAAACTTTTAAAAATAAAAAGAACGTAGGTAAAGTATACTATGATATTGAAGATGCACAGTTTAAAAGAATTAGAAAAACACCAGATGGTTTTGGTGTAGAAATTATTGACATAAATACATTTAGTCCAGAGGCTGATGAAGCTGCAAAAGCTCCAGCAGAATCTTTTCCAGGAGAGTTTAGTAATAACCCAGCATATAGAAGACCACCAAAATCAGGATTTACTATCAAAGAAAAAGAAGCGTTTGATATAGACGATCCTTCAGCATAGGAGGATAAATGGCAGAAGAATTTCTACCACTAACACAAACAGAAAGAGACAACGATAC